AGTAGGACTGGGTACACACCATATACTCCTGCTCCAGCAAACACAAATCTTGCTGAAGCATTAACAACTGCACAAAATAATTTAACTACTGCACAGCAGACCTTGACTGCAGCACAGGCAGTTTTATCAGGTTTACAGTCAAACAAAAATGCATTGCAATCAGAAATAAATGAAGCACAGCAGGCTTTACAGGCAGCACAAGCAAATTTAATAACAGCAGCAAATAATGTTTCTTATTGGCAAGCACAGGTTGGTACGGCTAAATCACAATTAGATTCAGCATTAATTCTTGTAGAGCAAGCAGTTTCTGCTATGGGATCAGCAGTTAGTTCAGCAGACTCACTTGTAGATGCTACTCTTGCTGCAGAGGAATCAGTCAGACAAGCAGCAGCCAGAGCAGAAGCAGAAAGACAAGCAGCAATAGCGGAAGCCAATGCTAGGGCTGCGGAAGCAGCAGCAGCACAAGCAGCAGCAGATGCAAAGGCTGCCGAAGAAGCAGCAGCAAAAGCAGAAGCAGATAGAATTGCTGCAGAAGAAGCAGCAGCCCAGGCTCAAGCAGAGGCTGAAAAAGCAGAGGCTGATCGTATAGCAGCAGAAGAAGAGGCTGCTAAAGCACAAGCAGAGGCAGAGGCTAAAGCCGAAGAAGAAGCCAAAGCAGAAGCAGAGAGATTAGAGGCAGAGGCAGAGGCTGCTAGACAGGCAGAATTAGATGCGATTGCAGAAGCAGAAGCCAAAGAAGCAGAGGCAGAAGCAGCACGACAGGCAGAAGAAGATGCTAAAGCAGAGGCTGAAGCAAAAGAAAAAGAATTAGAAGCAGCAAAGGCTGAAGAAGAAAAGGCACAAGCCGAAGAGGAAGAATTAAAAGAAATAATTGCGGAAGCAAAAGACGGTAAAGAATTAACAGAGGAACAAAAAGATATTGTAGTAACAGCATTGATCGAAGATCTTAAGCCAGGAGAATCAATTTCAGCAGCACAAGTGCAGTCATCTGGAATTTCATATGCAGATCTTCCACCAGAAACACCAATTGAAGTTCGTACAGATGAAAGTGGTAATCCACTTGTGATTACTGCTGAAGTAGCAGCAAATATTGAATTAGTTCAAGACCCAGGAGCGCTATTAGAAGCAGCCTTTACAGATCCAGGAGCAGCACTTGCAGCACTTGGGAGTATTGGTGCAGATATGACTGAAGAAGAAAGAGAAGAAGCAACAGACATGGTTGTGGCTACAGTTGTGGCAGCAGGAGCAGCAATTAATGCTGTTGGTGCAGCAACAAGTGGTGGATCAACTGGTGGTTCAGGTGGAGGAGGTTCTGGTGGAGGTTCAGGCAGCAATTCACCAGGTTCAAGAGGAGGAAGAAGATGGTAAGAATACTAAAAAATATAATAAAAGATCTAATTGATCAGGCATGGACTCTTCTTGGAATGTTTATTGCCTGGGTTGTTTTGGACGGTAGTGCTAAGACTATAGTTGGCTATGGAATTGTAGCAACTACAGCGCTTTGGATTATAACTAGTCCATTTAGAAATAAGGAGGAATAGCATGAAAGAAAAGATTATGTATATTCTTGCTGCAGGAGTAATGTTAGCAATTGTTATTGCAATTGTTGGTGATTATGTAGTTGCAGGTATTGAAACAGTATCCACAGGTGAACCAGTAGAGGTTTCATCTGATGTAATGACACTAGTTCAAACAGCCCTAGGTGGCGTAATTGGAATTATTGGTGGGTACTTTGGCGCAAAAGGATCAAAGAAAGGAGATGACGAATGAATAGCATAACAAATATTTGGAATATTCTCATGCGTATTGTTGCAGTATTTGCAGCAAATGCATTAGCAGTAATTGGTGCTGGCGCAATCGCAGGTATTTCGGTAGCAAAGGCTATGACAGTTGCAGGCCTTAGCGCAGTAGCAGTTGTTGTTGAGAAGTTGGCTCGTGCATTTATGGATGACGGCAAACTTACAAGAGATGAAATTAACGCAGCATTTTCTACTACAGATAAAAATGCAGTAACTGTGCAAGATGCAGCAGTTGAATCACGCAGAAAAAGATCAAAGACAGCATAATTAAACATCTTTGATTATGTTTGACAGCCCCTTCCAGGGATGGTATACTTAAATATATCTATTTGGGAGGGGTTTCTGCATGACTTGCATTGCAGTAGTTCGTGATGAAGTAAACAATAAAGTTTTTATGGCAGGTGATCGTGGTGCATCAGATGATGGCACTATTCTAGCACTAGAAGCCCCAAAAGTTTGGAAGATTGGCCCATACCTGATTGGTTATGCTGGTGCAATGGACGGGGAAAGAATTAGATATAACTTTCATCCATCAGCACCAAACATTAAAGACACAGATAAGTTTATGCAAACAAAGTTTGTTAAAGAACTTAGAGACTTCTATAATGATTTTTGGGTAGATACATCTAAAGATGGAGACCTAGGTTTAATAATTTGTATCCGTGGACAAATCTATGAACATAGTTCTGCAGATATGTCTTTATCTAAGTACACACTTCCATATCTTGCAATGGGTTCTGGTGCAGAGTATGCTTATGGGGTTTTATATGCAACAGATAAACAAAAGAATGCAAGGAATCGTGTAGTTTCTGCAGTAAATGCAGCAATTAAATTTAGCCCATCATGCATGGGACCAGTTGACGTAGTAAGTGCTTAGGGGTATACTTATAATATGACTGAAGAAAACAATATGGAAGATCAAGAGTTCAGCATCTGGCTAAGCAATGGAATTGAGCGAGGATGGATTACAGAGCCATTCTGTAGTACACATGATGGTGATCCGTACATGACTGAAGAAGAGTCTCAGGAATGGGAAGATGGTGGAGATCCATGTATGTTTGTAGTTAAGTTTATCGAATAAACTATTGGGCTGTAACTCAGTTGGTAGAGTGGCGAACTGTTAATTCGCAAGTCGTAGGATCGAGGCCTACCAGCCCAGCAAAGCGGATGTTGCATATTGGTAGTGCCTCTGCCTTCCAAGCAGAAGGGGTGAGTTCGATTCTCATCATCCGCTCCATTTCTCACTCGTCCAACGGCAGGACATCGCCCTTTGGAGGCGAGAATCGTGGTTCGAATCCATGGTGAGAAGCACATGATATAATAGTATTGTATTGCCTTCGGGGATACATTTAACTTATTCGCTTGAAAGGGGAATAACATGATGAACGATCCATGGGCCATTTTTAATGACCCTTTTTTTATTGGGTTTAATAGAAACCTAACACAGTTAAATAATGTATATAAAACAAATAGCCAATCATACCCTCCATATGATCTTCTTAAACTAGATGAAGATACATATAGACTGTCTATTGCAGTTGCTGGATTTACCAAAGATGATATTTCGGTAACAGTAGATAACGGCAGTTTGATTATCAAGGGTGAGATTACAGAGGTTGTAGATGCTGAAGTTGTTCATAAGGGAATTGCTAGTAGAAAATTTACTAGAACTTTTGCTCTTGGAGAATACATGGAGGTAACTGGTGCAGATCTCAAGGATGGCATGCTACATATTAATGTAGATCGCATTATCCCTGAAGATAAAAAGCCAAAATCTATTGATATCAAAGTTGCTAAAAAGTAATAAGTAGTATATAATAGTAATAGTTGCTCCTGAGCAAGAGTTAAAACTGCTCTATTAAAAAGGGGATGTATGAATATATCTATTGATGAAGCAAAAGCATTAATTAAAGAGGCAAGAGATAATAATACTGTTGCTGTAGTTAGAGGTCTTTTTGATAATACCCCACAGTGGGAAGATTTTATAGGAATGCTTGATTTTAAGTATAACTCTATAGAACAACAAAACCAAACACAAGAACCACATAATAGGTTTATTACAAAAAATAGCAAGATTATTGATATCCTTGTCTTTAATGATTTAGATATGCATGTTTTCCATGTAGTAGACTATAAGCCAAACTTGTATAAGAATATTATTCCTTGGCTTAAAGAGGTTTTTGAAATTCACCATCTTGGAACTAAAGCATTAATTAATTTTGTTGGTAATGAAGGCGATTACGGTATTCATTCTGACGAACATGACGTAGTTTTATGGGGATGTGCTGGATCTGTAGACTGGAATATCTATGACGATAAAAACAATATCAATAGTTATGTAACATACACAATCAATCCTGGAGACATTTTATTTTGTCCAAAAGGAGTTACTCATCAAGCAATAGTAACAAAACCTAGAGCATCAATGGTGTTTGCATTTAATTTTCCAGACACCAAATAGTACAAAATGATATAATTAATTATAACCAAACAGGAGGAAACATGGCAACAAAAGGAAGTTTAGAAGCAATCATAGAGGTTGCAAAAGCAGAAGTAGGCACAATTGAGGGGCCTAAAGATAATGAGACAAAGTATGGAAAGTGGAGTGGTGCAAACTTTCTTCCATGGTGCCAGTCATTTGTGTCTTGGTCAGCATTTACATCTGGATTAGATTCAAAGAAATATCCAAAGACTGCTTCAACAGTTGCAGCAGCAGACTGGTTTAAGAAGAATAATCGTTGGGCAGATGCTCGTAATGATGATCCAACTCCAGGAGACTGGATTTATTTTGATTTCCCAGATGATGGGGTAAATCGTATTTCACATGTTGGTATTTGCATTAAGAACAATGGTGATGGAACAATCCAAGTTATTGAAGGAAACACTTCAGGAACTGCTAAGGGAGATCAGCGCAATGGTGGAATGTGCGTAGAAAAGACTCGTGCATATGTAAAGAATAACAAACCTAAGTTGATGAATGCAATTGTAGGTTGGGGTCGACCAGTATATGCTGGAGAAGAAAACTTACCACTTCTTTCTAAGGTTGGATCTTCAGATGCACCAGTAAAGTCTTCAGCACCTGCTGCAAAGCCAGCAATACCTGCTGCAAAAAAAGAGTTTAAGCCTTTTAAGGTAGGTGCTAAAGGTTCATCTGTAAAGAAGATTCAAGAGGCACTTGGTCTTAATGCTGATGGAGATTTTGGTCCAGGGACAGATAAGGCTGTCAAGGATTTTCAAAAGAAGAATAAGTTAACCGTTAATGGTATTGTTGATCTAGCAACTTATAAGAAGATCTTGGGGTCTTAATATGGAATCAACTAAGAGAACTCTTTTAAAAACATTAAGTTGGGAAACATTTCATCTTGTGGGTGTTGCTGGAGTAATCTATTTATTCACTGGAGAATGGGAATATGCTAGTCTTGGTGCTTTGCTTTATATTGCTTGGGAAGCACTTGGATATTTTCTTCATGAAAGAGTCTGGGCAAAGTTTGGAAACAAGGTTAAGTAATGCCTCTTTATGAATATGATTGCATGAGATGTGCAATTAGATTAACAAAAGAAAGATCTATTAGTGAATCAGATCCAGGATACCAATGTGAGATTTGCAATTCTAGTTTAGTTCGTGTATACTCTAATGTAGGAGCAGTTTTTAACGGTAGTGGCTTTTATAGCACAGACAATAGAAAGCGGTAGTATACTTTGAACATGGTAGAAGATAAAGATCTATTCACTAAAGAATGGATTCTTGGTCCACAGGACAGATGCGATTCATGCAGTGCTGAAGCGCTAGTTAAGGTTACTGGACTAAATGGAGACTTGTTATTTTGTGGTCATCACTACAACAAAATCATGGATAATGCTGTTGGATATGACAAAATGATGAAGTTTGCAATCACTTTTGTTGATGAAAGAGATAAACTAATCCAAAACAAATTAAAGGATGAAGACTATGTATGAGTATTATGTTCGCAAAGTAGAGAACGTAGTAGATGGAGATACCATTGATGTTCTTATTGACTTGGGATTTGATATCCTATTTGCATCTCGTGTAAGACTGGCTGGTATTGATACCCCTGAGTCTCGCACAAAAGATATTGCTGAGAAGGCTCTTGGTTTAGAAGCCAAAGAATATCTTAAGAAGTCTTTAAAGGATGCTAAGTCTGTTGTTATTAAGACTGAGAAGATGGACTCATCTGAAAAATATGGTCGCATTTTAGGCTGGGTATATATTAATGAAGACACAGTATCTCTTAACGATATGATGATTAATGATGGATATGCTTGGGGATACCTAGGAGACACTAAGGTTAAAGACTTTGATGCTCTTGCTAAGGCCAGAAAGAAGTCTGGCAAGTGAAGCATGTTCTATACTTCACAGCAGATTGGTGCAATCCTTGTAAAAAAGTTAAACCAATAGTTGAAGAGTTAAACAAAGAACAAATTATTGCTAGATTTTTTATTATAGATGTTGACGAAGAGTTGGAGATGGCTTCTGATTTTGAAGTCAGATCAATTCCAACTTTTGTTTTAATTAAAGATAATCAAGAGATAGCCAGAACTACTGGTGCTAAAACTAAAGAACAGTTATTGGAGTTTATAAGCAATGAATCATGAAGATGAAGTTATATCAAAACTAATCCTAGATGGTGCTCTGGAGATATCTTATATAGATAAGGAAACTGGAGAGTTTTTATACTCATTTACCCCTAAATTAAAGACGGTAATGCCAGAACTGTATGAAGAGCATCTGAATAAAGTCAATAGCGAGGTTATGAAACTTTGGGAAAAGGGGTTTTTGGACATAGACTTTTTCTCAAAGGATCCAGTTATAACCCTTACAAATAAGGCTTTTAATGAAGATGATATCAAGTCTTTAGATAAAGATACAAAAATGTCATTACGGGAAATTAAAAGGGTTATTAGTCGCAAACTCTGATATAATCAGTGTATAGACTTTAGGAGGTTTGTCATGCCATATCATGTTGGAGCAAAAGGTTCTTACGGCTGTTCAGGATACCCTGCAGTAAAAGAGGGTGGAGAAGTAATGGGATGCCACAAGACAAGAGCAGCGGCTGCTGCACAAATTTACGCAATTAATCAAAGTGAAGGAAAAATTGGTAAGGCTGCAACAATGCTTTCCGAAGGTGACTATGCAATGACACAGCATGGTGGTGAAGGAGACTTTCACATTGGCCAAGTTGTTCACGTAATGACAGAAGGTGCTTTAGGAAATCCAGAAACTGAATATTATATGGAAGCAACTCCAGAAAATCCAGCAGTTATGATTCAATTATTTGAACAAGAAGAAGATGGATATTGGGAAGCAACAAGACTTTATACTGCATGTGCAATGTCACTTTATGTAAAGATTGATCCACTTCAGACTGAACCAGAGATGAATTCAGAAATGGGAATGGCAATGTATGATGCACAAATAGGAAAATCAAATACTTTTTGGTCTGGCTCAGGATTTGGATTTACAAAATAATGCCAAAGAAAAAATCAGGATCTTTTAATGATACACAAATTAAAGATGGATGGATTGTTAAAGTAAGAAAAGATGGACGAATAAAGTCAAGGGTAGAACCTTATATTAATAAAACGAATGGGGTAAAAAATGGACGAACTACTGTATGAAGATCTAACCCAAATGGTTGATTTTTACAAAACAAGAGCACAGAATGCTGAGCATAAACTTGTAGAGGCACAACTACTTATGCACAGAATGAGAGCAGAAGTGCAAAATTTTGATGGTAAGGCAAAAGACTTACGTGATCATATTACATCTCTGGAGAACCAGATTTCTCTTGCAAAGGTTGTAGATAAGACAAAGCCAAAGAAAACAACAGATACAAAATAACAGGAGTATCTTATGGAGTTTGTTGCTTTATCACTATTGACAATAGTTCCAGTTTCCTGTATAATTATATTAAAGATCAAAAATAGACAAAAGAAACTTTCTCATACTGTATATAGACAAACAGATATACATAAAATGTTAAAGACATTCTTTGAGATTAGTATTTTTGATAAAAATAATAAAATATCGCAGTTGACAAAACACAAAAAAAGGGATACTATTAGAGTAGTAATTCTTGGTAACAAAGCGTATTGGGTATCTGATAATATCTTTTACATAGCGAATGCGGTGAATGGAAAAGTTCTTCCTGAAACCTCTAAGCCAGTTGATATTGAGAATATGCCTAAACAAGAGTTAGACAAAATGTTATCCATATTGGATACATTAAGGGATGGGGAAACCGATGATAGTAGCAGTTCAAGGGACGAGTAACTTCTCTGACTACAGTGTATTTATTCGTGCTATGGGTGTTGCACTTTCGGGAATGGGCGAAGAAGATAATAAGTTTTTAATTTATTCCGCTGGTCCAGCAAGAGTTAATTCCTTTGTATTAGAGTTTTCAAATATTTCTGAAAAGGGAATGAAGTCAAGAAATCGTAAAATTAAATCATATAAGATTCCACCTTCATGGATTGAAGATAACATGGAATCAATTGACTACTTTGCCTTCTTAAGTAATCCTGGGGAGCCAGTATCAAAACTTGTTTCAAAAGCAGAACTAAACAATGTTGAAGTTGGAATTTTTCGTTACTAGTAGAAAGAAATAAAATGATTATAGATAATTTAGATAAAATGGAAAAGATTGTTTCATCCAACAAGTCCTTATCTTGGATTGGTTGGGATGTTGTAGAACGCTATAAGAGTGATATGGCAAAGACTTCTACAAATGGTGTTAGAGTTAACGGAACCTGGTACATCCAACGTGTATTTAAGGTAGATCGCCGTGGCTGGGATATTCCTAATAAATATAAGGGATAGATATGACTAAGCATAACTGGAAAGATGATGCTCAATGTCTAAACCTAGATACAAACTTATTTTTTGATAAATATGAAGATGAAGTAGATATTAGAAAAAAAATAGATTCCGTATGTAGATCTTGCGTTGTAAGTAAAAAATGTTTTGCTGTTGGTGTATCTGCCAAAGAGTGGGGTGTTTGGGGTGGGGTATACTTAGAGAATGGAGATATTTCTAGAGAGTTTAACAATCATAAAACTAAAAAGGATTGGGCTGAAAGTTGGCAATCGTTAACTATGGAGAAATAATAAATCCACCCAAACCATATATCTTTACTCAAGACGTTTTTTGTTTTGAAAAACCAAGCAATGCTAATGACTCTTTAAGTAATTTCCCTTTGTATAAAAACAAAACAAAGATGGAATATAGAGATGTTGTTAGGTATAAGAATGAACCACATCAATATTTTTTATCTAAAGAAAAAAAGATAATAGTTTCTACACCTGAAAATAATATTTATTCATTCTTTACTGATGTATTTTTCCCTATATATTATTTAAATAGATTTGAGCCAAGAGCAAAATTTATAATTAATATGCCTTCTACTCAAAATTTTGGAAGAGGAAATTCATCTTTATATTTTAAAACATACACATACTTATTTAACATATTAACAAAAAGTGGTATTATATTTGAAGTTATAGAGCCTACAACAAGAAAAATATTTATTAATAACTTTTACATTTATAAAAGAAGCATTAATGACGTTTATATTGGTCATAATTTAGACTTACCGAAACAATTGATCAGTAGGATTTCTAATAATCCAAATCCCGAAAAGATAATTCTTCTTGGAACAGATGAAAATAATCACACTGAGGAAGATATTAAAAAGATTTTAGTTGAAAGATTTTCTATAACTGAAGAAGAACTTGCGCTATATAATGTAGAATATCATAACTCAGGTAAAATTACTAACTTCAAAGAAATGCTTGCATATATGAAAAATGTTAAAGTTGCAATTGTTTTAGATTGGTCAACCATGATTCCCTTCTTATTATTTATGCCAAAGGGTACTACAATAATTACAACAAAATTATATAGTGGGCCAGATGTTGTACATGGTTGGCAGCCAACCCTACATAATCCAATATTTGCTCAGTTTATGAAAACTATTGTTATGACTGATAACTTAAAAAAGATATTGGATGTTATATGACAATTGAGCAAAAAATGATAAACGATATTCTAATGTGCGATTATTCAGAAGATACTGAAATTGTTTCTAGAAGTATGAATAGTCATTCTGGAAGTTATCGTGCCTACTTTAGCACTTTAGATGAGGTTGAAAATAAGACTGCAGTTACTTTTAATAATGATCTAGAAAAAGTAATTATTAAATTAGAACTAAGTTTTTATCATGTCTGGACAGACACTCTATCAATGATATTATTTTTAAAGGAATGTAAACCAGATATTCTTATTCTTGTAGATTATGGACAACATGATACAAGAGTTTATCATGGTCTTTATCAAGAAGGACGCTTAACCAGAGAAACAGTAAATTTGTTTACGCAAAACGAAATTCCAACTGTTGCTAGAGCACAGGCGTATATGGACTTTGTTGAGCAATTAGACAAGCATAATATACAATATTCTTGGATTGACCTAACAAAAGAATACGTTGTGGCCAATAAAATGTATTTGCCACACCATTATACTTTAGGATTAAGTCAACCATTCTTAAAACGTTTATCTGAAAAATCTATTGAGGTTAATGTTTTAGACAAGAATTTAAAGAAGGATAAAAAAATATATTTAAGTCGCAAACATATGAAGTTAAGTGATAAAAAAGCACAAGAGACCAATGGCTCACAACGTTTTCCATCTATTATTAATAATTTTTTTAAGTATCATAATGATAGAGTAGATGATGAAGAAGCGATAGAAAATTTTTTAAGAAATGAATTTGGATTTGAAATAATTTATCCAGAAATTATGTTTGATAAGGGGATGTCCGAACAGATCAACTATATGAATCAGGTAAAAATAGTTGCGTCTTTAACAAGTAGTAGTCTTTCTAATTTAACCTATATGAATTCTGATGCTACAATTATTGAATTTCTAGCACCACTAAATACCGAAGGGTATGAAACATATCATACTCATTATCAAGAAATGGCAAGATTTTTAAATCAAGACTATATATCAGTCCCGCATAATAGAAGTGCAGATGATATAATTAATGCAATAAAAAATAATAAATATTTGTTAAAAGTGTTAGGATCATAGATGAATAAACTCGTTATATTTGATTTAGATGGAGTGCTAGTAGATAGCAAAGATATACACTTCAACGCATTAAATATAGCCCTGGGAAAAATTGGTGAAGAATATATTATTAATAGGGAAGATCATATTAACATATATGATGGTCTACCAACTAACAAGAAGTTAGAAATTTTAACAGAAACAAAACAGTTGCCATCTAGCCTGTATGAAGATATCTGGAAAGATAAGCAAAAAACTACTCTTGATCTATTTAATAATATTAAGATTGATGAAGACTTAATAAAGTATTGTAAATTAATTAAAGATAATAATATTAATATTGCAGTAGCAAGTAATAGTATAAGACAAACAATAAATATTTGCCTTGAAAGATTGGGTATAGAGGAGTATATTGATCTTGTACTAAGTAATGAAGATGTATATAATCCAAAACCTCATCCAGAAATTTATTGGAAAACTATGTCATCGTTTGGCGTATTGCCAGAACAAACTGTTATCTTTGAAGATAGCATAGTAGGTATTTTGGCTGCTAAACAAAGTGGGGCATCCTTAGTCGAGGTATTGAATAGATCAGATCTGACAATAGATAAAATAAATCATGCAATAGATACTTTAAGTACTCCAAATTCATCCTGGAGTGATAATAGTTTGAACGTATTAATACCAATGGCAGGATTAGGAACACGGTTTAGTGATGCAGGTTATGAATTTCCTAAACCACTTGTCGAAGTTGATGGAAAACCAATGATACAGGCTGTCGTAGAAAGTTTAAAGATAAAGGCAAAGTATATTTATGTAGTTCAAAAAGAACATTACAACAAATATAATCTTTACTATTTGTTAAATTTAATTACACCAGGATGTGAAATAGTAGTTATAGACGGAATAACTGAGGGTGCTGCAGTTACTGCCCTATTAGCCAAAGATTTTATTGATAACAATAAGCCATTACTTATGGCTAATTCAGATCAAATTATTGAATGGAATCCCAAAGATTTTATATATGACCTAACTACAAAGAGTGCTGATGGAGGGATTGCTACCTTTAAATCTGTGCATCCAAAGTGGTCATATGCCAGACTAGATAGCAATGGTTTAGTTGTTGAGGTTGCAGAGAAGAAGCCAATTAGCGACATTGCTACAGTTGGGATATACTATTGGAAACACGGTTCTGACTTTGTTAAATATGCACAACAGATGATCGATAATAATATTAGGGTAAATAATGAGTTTTATGTTTGCCCAGTTTTTAACGAGGCAATTAAAGATGGTAAGCGTATCTTTACTAAAGACATAAATAAAATGTGGGGTGTAGGAACTCCAGAAGATCTTAAACAATACCTATATGAAAAGAGAAATAGTTGATAAAGATATCTCATAGAGGAAATCTCATAGGGCCTAATCCACGAATGGAGAATACAATTGAGGCTATTTTTACAGCACTAGGGAAAGGTTTTAATGTTGAAATTGATGTCTGGGTAATTGATGGAATAATATATTTTGGACATAATGAACCTGAAAGAATTGTTGATGAGTTTATTATAAATAAAATTAGCAAACATGGCTGGTTTCACTGCAAAAATCTAGAAGCAATTTTATTTTTCTTAGAAAATTATAAAGAATTAAATTATTTTTGGCACCAAGAAGATGATTTTACGCTAACTAGCAGCAACCACATATGGACTTATCCAGGTAAAAATGTTAATAAGATGTCAATTCTTGTTGATCTTGACTTAAGTTCGGGTATAGTATATAATGATATATATGGAGTGTGTAGCGACTATATTGGATTGGTTTAATAATGTATACAGATGAAATGCGTAGGGCTTTTCATGCTGTAGCAGCACCAAAAAATTTTGCAGTACAGGTAATTGATAATGATCATTTTCTTACCATTAAGTTAGATGAAAGAAAGTTTATACATATGACGCATGACGAAAAGATGGAAGCAGTACAGTATGTTGTTAGACTTAAAGATGCTTTAGAGCAGAATGGGGCAATTGTTTTGGTTACTAGGGAAGTTCTTAAATGAAAGATTTTATACTAAATAATTATCCAACAATCTTACTTTCTTTATTCTCTTTATCTTTTGCTATTTATTTTTATTCATCTCAGTATAAGATTAGAAGTGTTGAAAAAAGGTTTGCTAAACTATTTGCAGACTATCAAAACCTTCAAAGAATATTCAAAGATAATAATGAATTTAAATCAGATAGTGATTCACACAAAGAAAACTTTATTAAATTCTTGTCTGATTCTCGTGATTGGGCTTTTGAATATATTGATGATGTTCAGAAATCAATTAATGAAATTATAGAAAAAACAGAAAGCACAGTAGAATATCACAAGAAGTTTGGCTCATTAGAGATTGAGCCATATGCAACACATATAACTGTATTGGCAGATGCAGTAGAAGAACTAAAAACACTACTACCAAATAAGGATAAATAATGAAAGATATCATACTATCAACACTAACAGGTTTTGGATGTGGCATCGTGTTTGCTGCATTCAAGTTGCCAGTACCAGCACCACCAGTTTTTGCGGGAGTCGCAGGAATTATTGGTCTATGGATTGGCTTTTCAACATTAACACGAATTATATCCTAGGAGGAAATATGTCACATCATAACGAAAAACAAGCACAACTAAAAGCATTACTAGCGTCATATGCTCGCTCAGTGCTTGCTTCAGGTTTAGCGCTATATATGGCAGGAGTAACAGATCCAAAGGATCTATGGACAGCACTAGTGGCTGCAGTTGCTCCAGTGGCTATTAGAGCAATTAACCCTAACGATAAGGCTTTTGGTGTATTGCCAAATGCTGAAGAGGTAGATAAGGCTCTAAAGGCTGCTAAAGCACCTGTAAAGAAGAAGGCAGTAGCAAAGAAGGCTGCTCCAAAGAAGAAGTAAGCAATTGCTTATGGGGGTCAGTCTAGAGATAGGCTGGCCCCTTTTCTATGATAGGATATACATATGGCTAATTTTGGATCATTGTGGATTGGTAATCCCCTAAGTAAAGTAGAACAAACAGCCCTAGCGTCTTTTATTTATTATGGTCATTCACTTACTTTATTTGTTTATGATATGGATATGAAAGTTCCTAAAGGCGTAGTTAAAGCCAACGCTAATGATATTATTCATGAGTCAGAAATTTTTAAAATACAAAATTCTTATGGACCATTTGCAGATATGTTTAGATATACTATGATACAGAAAACTGGATTAATATGGACTGATACTGATTCAATATGTTTAAGAGCAGACTGGGATTTTCAAGAATATATTTTTGGGTTTGAAGAAGATAATCGTTTAGCAAATGGAATTTTGAAGATGCCACAAGATTCTGATCTAATCAAATTCTTAATTAAAAACTCAGTGTCGTATGACAAAGAAAAGATAGTTTGGTCTGAGATTGGCCCACAACTAGTTACTAAAGGGGCTAATAGATTTGGCGTTTTAAAATATGCCCAACCACCAGAAGTCTTTTATCCTATTCATTTTTGGCAATGGAAAAAGTTATGGTTAAAAGAAAACAAAGAAGAAGTTTTAAATAAAATAAAAGACAGTCATACATTACAAATTTGGAATCAGTTTTTAAATAGAGAAGGAATTGATAAAAACAAATTACCTAAAGGTTCCGTGATTGATCACTTTTATAAAAAGTTTATTTAAACTATACCAGTCATATCTTTTTTGGCTGATCCCTGAACTGTAGATTTAGTTCTATATATATCGCATATGTTTTTCTTTTCATATTTAATTGCATACACATTTAACTTATCATGATAAAATAAATAGTGATCTATAGGTCTAGATACAGGATTTTTTACATCCTTTATCATTTTTAATGCCCCAGATTTACTTACAACATAACACAAACAAGACCAGGATTGATATACTTTGCATATATTTTCTTTGCCTATCATAAGACTTTCTTTATTTTTTTTGTATCTAATGTTTCCAGTTTCTGGTATATAAACAGTAAAAACATCCCAATCATCAGGCAACTCTTTTATATATTTTAAAAGTAGTTCGTTAAAGTTTTTCGTTAACTGAATATCATCTTCCATTAATATTAAGTTGTCATATTTTGAATTAGAAAAATTAGTCCAAGCCGTATAGTTGCTTGCCCAAATACCTAACTCTCCAGGCTTCCAGCCATTATCCTCATGGCCTTTAGGATAGATCTTAATCTTTGATTTTTTATAAAAGTTAGAAATATCTTCATCACTTGCCATCATAATAGTTGGCGTGTCTAACTCATCAAAGTTTATAAAGAGTTGTTTTTTTGCACGATTTGTAAGTACATTTCTAGGTCTCATATTAGGATCATCTGTTTCATTATGAAAAATTTTAAAGCATATTGTAGATTTACTTTTTTCTAAATTAATTTCAAAATTAATATTAAACATTTGTTCTTTGGTATATTTATTTTTATTTTCTTTCCACCAAGAATTAATATAGTTTCTTGATCTAGTATGAAAATTTTCATGGCTTAGGTTAATAGCACTTTTTGAATTGATAGTATGTGTAAATATTGGCATAGAATATGCAGTTCCTAAATTATAAAGTATTACATCGGCAGCCTGATTTTTAAATCCATAGTTATTAAATTTATATTTACCATTTGAGTAATGTTCTTTAACTAATACCTTTGCATAACTTCGTCTAATCATATAGCATGCTGTTGACCAGGAATATGACATCTTAAGTTCATCTCTAAATTTTTCTTTTTTATGCATGTTAAACTTAATTGGTTCATTTTTTATCATAACAAACTGAACTATTTCTGCATCTTTTGGTATATTATTAACTACATAGTCCCAATCCCATGACCAATAATCAACAGTATCAAAACTAAAATCATCTTCCATAATAATTGCATACTCACTATTAGAATTTTCTAACCAATGGTTTAACGCTTTAATATGGGATGCTAAACAACCTATTTCGCTAGATCTAAGTTTTGGATAACGTCCATCAATGATGCTGGATAAATCATCTTTTCTACCATCTACCGCATTAATAACAGTATAGTCTGTAATGTTATATTTCTTAAATTCTTTTTTTGCATGCTTTAGTCTGTCAACATGATCTTCAAGATTAATTAGATATACTGGCCCAAAGTTTTTTAACTTATTCATATTTTAACTATCCATAGTTGTTCATTACTTATCAAGAGTTCATATTCTTTATTTATATCACTAAGAAACTTATCTATTCCACCCTTTGGGGATAACTCTTGTTTTCCAGAGTCATGAATCCATCTGTAGTCATCAAAAGCCATTAAGCCATTTTGCTTTAAACATTTCCAAGCCAGGGTAGCGTCAGAGTAAACTCCAGCACTAGTATGGTCTCCATCTATATAAATAAAGTCATAGTGATTGATTGGTGCAGATATTAAAAACTCTTTAGAATCACCCTTTATTTTGCATATATTAGTATAGTTAGACATTCTGCTATCGTAATAATTTTCTATTTCTTTCCAGTTTAATTGTTTGTGAACTTCTTCTTCAGATCCAGACCAAGTATCTACATCTGTTAGCCAAGATGTTTTATCAGTAATTATATTATCCATGATCCATTCAGACGCATCTCCAGTATATGTACCAATCTGTAGAAAATCTATCAATGGTTTTCCAGCAAATCTTTGTGTCAACATAAGATCAAAATATTTAATAGCATTTTGTTCAAACCAATTTGGATACCCCATATATTATATTATACCCTACCAATCTGATATACTGTTAATATGTCAATTAAAACCATATCACAAGAACAGTTAAACAATGCTAGATTATTTTCTAGAAAAGAAGAGTTTGCAAAACATATTCCTAAAGGATCTAGGATATTAGAAATAGGAACACTTGCAGGGGATTATGCAGAAGTACTTATCAAAGAGGTAGAACCAGCCTCTATTGACCTTATAGACGTGTTTAAAGCCAATGATTGGCCTGACTGTAACAGGTTCGATAAGTCTGGACATTTTGATTTTGTAAAAAATAGATTTAAAAATGTTAAAAATATTACGTATCATAAAGGTTATAGTAATCTAATTATGCCAGGGATGGGTAAAGAGTTTGATTATATATATATTGACGCTAATCATGATTACGAACATTGCAAGGCTGATTTAATGAACTCTTTACCGCTTTTAGCGGAAGATGGAATAATTGGATTTAATGACTATATAGTGGATCAAGATCATGGTGTTGATTATGGTGTTATTGAAGTTGTTTGTGAATTTTTAGATAAGAATAGAGATTGGGAAGTTATAGGTTTTGCACTACAAGAAAATATGTATGCAGATATTTATATTAAAAGGACTAGGTAATGGATTACGTATATATTTGTAGATCAGGGGCGAATGAGGAACTTAGATATTCTATTAGATCAATAGTAAAAAATCTAGGTGCCAAAACTATCTGGGTAGTTGGCAATAAACCTGATTGGTATACTGGAAACTTTATAGAAGTAAAAGATACTGGAAATAAGTTTGAAAATATAACAAAATGTTATGAAGTTATATCACATTCAAATAGTATATCTGAAGACTTTATTCTAATGAATGATGATTTTTTTGTAATGATTCCAACTGCTAAAATTCCAATAGTTTATAACGGCACTTTAACTGAAAAGATAGAATCACATATAGAAGAACAAGGACCAACAGCATACTCTAGAGTTTTAAAAAACGCTAACACATATTTAAAAAATAATAAAATTAAAAATCCTTTAAACTACGATTTGCACTTCCCAATGCAGATAAATCGAAATCTGCTTTCTAGGATTGATCTAAGTATCTATGCACCAAGATCAGTATATGGAAACACCTATAGTATTGGTGGAGAGCAAATGAAAGATGTAAAGGTATATGCTTCTGATGGTGATATTTATTTAGGAAGTCGTCAATTTTTATCAACGGAAGATAAAAGTTTTAAAAAATTATTAACGCAAATGGAGCAGGTTTTACCAGATCCTTCACCATATGAGTCAACTATAGAATCTGATAGCCATTAATAGATAGGGCTTTTCCAATATCCTTACAGATCTCATCATAATCTATCTCCATGATGCTATTTTCTGTGTTTAGGGGGTGAAATACGAGGTTTTTAGGCAAAGAGTCTTGCAGTGCTTTGCTTATGGTTGCCTTTACTTTATTATCCATTTTCATACTAACTACCAGTATATCAGAATGTTATAGTATAATAGATATATGGCTGATACATATACCCCGAATGCTGGCATGAAGGCTGCTGCCAGACGTGCTTTGAAATGGAAAGAACAAGGTAAAGCAACTGGTGCTGGAACTCCTGTAGGATGGGGAAGAGCAACTGATATTGTTGCTGGAAGAGCATTATCGTTAGATACAGTTAAAAGAATGTATTCATTTTTTTCAAGACACGAAGTAGATAAAAAAGGTAAAGATTTTAATAATACAAGTAATCCATCTAATGGTCGTATTATGTGGGATGCATGGGGTGGAGATGCAGGATTCTCTTGGTCTCGTGCAATTGTAGAACGTGAAAAGAAAGCAGAGAAGGCTTTATTTCAAAACTTTGGAAACCTTATAACTGGTCCAGAAAGATTGGTATCAATTTTTAATCTTGAAAAAAAGAAAGATTATTCTAATATAATTAAACCACGAAAAGGTGAGCCACAGGATAAAGAGTTATATGCTCGTGTTATTGCAGCAGCAAAGAAAAAGTTTGAAGTATATCCATCTGCAGTAGCAAATGCTTGGGTAGTTGCAGAATATAAAAGACGTGGTGGTAAATACTAAGTCGTACCCCTAGCAGGAATCGAACCTGCGACGCTTGGCTTAGAAGTCCAACGTTCTATCCACTGAACTATAGAGGCGTACACCAGGTAGGACTTGAACCTACGATAACCGAATTATGAGTTCGGGGCCTTAACCAACTTGGCTACTGGTGCTAAATAACTATCCTACAAGTTTGGCAATTGTTCCTAATAAAAATCCAATAAGAAACATAAAACTACCAACTGCCCAGTAGTATGATTTCATCATATAGTCTCTTATTATTTTATCTTTTGCTTGCTTTGAAACTCTGCTAACTTCCTCATCTAAAAAACTACTCAACTACTTATCTCCTTGATCTACTTTATAAGTCATTGCAACATAGCATGCTACATATCCTAGAAAAAATGCGGGAAGCAATAATAATGAATGAACCACTGTAACCTCCTTTTTATTCTTATAATTATTATACTATTAGGCTAATCAAAAGTCAACTGGATTGGCTCATTAGTTTTTGCTATTTGTTTTAGGTATCTAACTTCATCAATAATTTTATGCTTTAAGGCTACACTAATCATCTGATCAGAGTATGATCCTGCATCTGGAGTATCTGAAAAATATACTACATAATACATAGACTCATAAACCTTTTTCATTATTGAGCCATTGGCAATTGCCTTTTTTACACTATCGGTTCTTTTGGCTCCTGGCCTCTTGCCATCGCCTTCTTTGCCACCCTTACACTCTATGTATTCATAACGATCTCCTTTTGCAAGGAAGTCAACTTCACAGCCAGTATTTTCCATATAGACATTTTTTTTAATATCTACAAAGCCTCTTTGTCTTAAATCTTCAAGAACCAATGCCTCAAAGTCATCCCCAGACTTTTTAGACTCAGACTGGAAATTCATTTTCTCCCCTAGCAAGAGCAGCACAAACCTCAAAAGCCTTCTTGGTTCTTCGGGACTTTATTTTTCCATATTGTTGCCATACCTGTTCTGTATAAAGTATGTCAGCAGCAATCTGCTCTCTGATTTCTTTTACCGTTGTGATGATAAGATCCATTACATAGGTCTTTTGTTCATCAGTTAAGTCGTCAGCCCACTTATCCATAATACCCCACCTGTCTAGTCTGTTAATAGTTTATCATTAAAACCAATAAAAGTCAATCTTAAAAGATGTTAGCCAATGCCATTTATGATTCTTTTATAATGTTTAACGGGATCAAGTCTGTGCCAAGAACCTAACTCATTACCCTCATATACTGTTCCAGTCTCTCTGTCTACTAAGAGCCATTTTTCAGGGCAGCGTGTAGTTACTTTAAGTTCAACAGGTTCGGCAGTCTCTTCAAATTCATGATATTTTCTCATATATCCATTATACACGGTTTAAAAGTATATGGTATAATTAAATTATGTTTACAGACAATCCCAATATCATCAAACTAGATGAAAAGATCTTTTTATACAGAAACTTTATTGCTCCAGAAAAGGTGCAACAAATAAATACCATTATGAGAGCAGAAGAACAGACTTCTATGAAGCACTTCTTTGAAGAAACTCAGTTTGGTCTAACCCCAATGATTCCTGAACTCCATGAGGTATGGGAGCAAATTTCTGAATTGCTTTATCCAGAATACGTAATTCATCCACTACTTGCAATGCTTCATTTCAAAGAAGGTAGAGAAATGTTGCCACACTGCGATAGTCCAGGAGAAGATATGGATGAAGAATTAACAGTACCTGATGTATGGGGAACATGCTGCCTATTATCTTGGGGAGCAATTACATACTTTGGTGACTTTACGGGTGGGGAAGTTTATTATCCAAATCAAAATGTAGAGATTGCTGTTCAACCAGGAGACCTAGTTATTCACGGTGCACATGATGATTGCATGCATGGAGTACGCAAGGTTACTTCTGGAAATAGATATGCTTTTTCTACTTTTTCTTTAAGAGCAGACAAGAATCCTGGATCATTTTATAACTATAAGACTCCAGAATACTACGAGCACTCAAAGAAATTAACAAGTTGGCTTCTTCCATTAAAAGAAAATGAAAATTCTTTAAAGATGGAGTTGCCAGGTGCACAATACTAAAAACATTCTAGATGTTTTTAAGCATCCTAATAGAATTCAATTAGCAGAAAATATAATTGTTATTCCCAACTTTATTAGTTGGGGGACAGTTAGAGAAGTTCTTGCTCTTGCCAGAGATACAGACTACAGTATATGGCCAAAGAATAGACCAGATCCAACCCAAATGAGAGATCATAGTCAGGGTTTGGAGATAATGGTTCCAATAGTAAATAAGATAAGAATGGCCTGCACTGAGGGATATTTTCCTAGAAGAAACCTTAATATAATTAAACTTGAAACAGGAGATTTTTGGGGAGAGCATGTTGATAGTGATCAATTCCTTCACCTTAGAAAGTTAAATGAAGAGTATGAAAAACAAAATGAGTTAGCAATTCAAAATGGCAAAGATCCTCTACCTTACAAAGAAGTAAACAATAACGTATTTGGTATGATTCTATACTTTAATAAGGCAGATGGTGGAGAAATTTACTATCCTAATCAAGACAACTTTGAATATAGCCCAAACCCAGGAGACTTGCTTCTTCATAGTTCAGAAGAACTTTGCAGACATGGCGTAAAGCCAGTTAAAAGCGGAACTAGATATTCTTATTCAAATGCAATTTATGAAAAAATCAAAGTTCCATATGACACTGTATTGGATAAACAATGAGTATACAACCAAAACTACAATCACATTTAAATGTCACTGGATTTACTTTAAATCCTATTAAGTCAGCAGAAGAAATTAAAAACCTAGTGGCTGGACTTGGAACATATCCACCAGTTCATATTTGTGATGCAGACAATTCTGTTGAGCATAGCAACTATATTGGAGAAATCATACTTGATAGCATATTCTCTTATTATCAAAAAGATGCTGGCAATGCTGGAGTGTTTGTATCTGCATGCTATACAAATGGTTATGCAACACTAAAGTTTTGGGATGAATATCTTCCTGCAAGGTTTGAGTTTAACATGTATATCAATGGCTTCATGAAGGATGCAGATCTAGTTTTAGATCACCTAAAGGCTCCTGCAAGACCTTCAGACGGTATTGGAGCATTTGACTATCAGTTCTCCCTAACAACAAAAGAAGTACCTTTTAATATGCTGTCAAAGAAAGATCCTAGTTTTGCAGATATAAAATTGGGAACAGATTTTGAAATTAATATAGAGACAAGAGAAATTACTGGAGATCCAAATCATTTAACTGAGATTACATGCTACTCTTGTACTGAACCTGCAACTTACTGGGGGATAACAAAGACTCCAGTTCCAATAGAGTCAAGACTAAACAAGTATAAACTAGAAGAAGATCTAATTAACTTTAAATTAGTTCCAGCATGTGTTAAGTGTAGAGATTACTTTAACAGAGAATAGTTTATTGCTTGGTTACAGAAACAATATAACCAGACTTTTGCTTTTGTAATACATTAATCTCATATCCTTCTGCAATTAAAGACTTACCGACCTGAATTGTTCCAGTATTTGAGGTATGTGTCATATCTAAAACTGCTATAGAAACATCCTTTGGACCACCAGTTTTATTGATATTAACTGTATAGACTAAGATACCTTCCTGAAACATTCCAAGATTCTTATCTATCTTATTCTTTGTTCTATTCTCAACTACTAAAGCATAGTTTGCGCTTAGTTTGATTATGATAGCCTTAGTTTGTTTAGAAGTAACCCCAAGTGGTGATAGAAGGTGCACAGTCTTGCTTTTATTAATCTTAGCAATGCAGTCTACTTGAGAGTCATCCATCCAGCCCAAAAGGAACTTGTTCCATGCATAAATATCTGGTGCTGTAGCAACAGCATTAACAGACACATCCCAAATATATGGATACCAATCATTAGATGCATGGATCATTCCAATTATATGTCCAACTTCATGAACTAGCCAAGGCTGTAAACCTTCTCTATAGTCCATAATTGTTGCTGCTGTGCCCAATAACGCAAGGTAGAAAGATTTGCCATCATAAGTTCCACGCATGCCATAAGATCCACTATCATATATATACTTTGACGGTGTTACAATATTTACAAAATCATATTTAGAAAAGTCTATGTCATTATCTGCAGCAGACATCACCTGATTAATAAACCTATTACCTGCCATTAGCCCATTTTCTACATAATCAAAATGGTTGCCAAAATGATAAATCTTTTTACTATAATCAAACTTTAGTGTGTATTTCCCATAACTTGAATTATAATAAAATTCTTCTGCTTTAGGTATTTGAATCTCCAGCATATTTGTCATATGGTCTTTATCAGAAGGATAGTCTGAGAAGTCTGCAAAAAGAGTAATTGCCTTGCGGTTTCCAACTGCAACTGGATGCTGTTGAGAGTTAAGTGGAAAGCCTAAGCGTTCTCTTCCATCAAAGATAGCATTTTTTAACTTACAGTTTTCAACATCTGATAAGTCTTTTCGATCTGTTAGTTCTATTTGTGCTGGTGCTTCAGGTGTTTTTACAGCAATAGGATATACTTTTAAAGCATATGAACTTTCTATAGATAAAAAAGTAAGCGAAGCAATAATTACAGAAACTATGACATTTCTTTTATTCAAGACAAACCTCTTTTGTGTATTAGTTATCTTCAACAATATTGATTATGCGGTATTTGATATCATCATCGCCAGATACCTTTAGTCTGATATCTTCTGCTATCTTATTTCTAACTTTTCTAACAACCTTGTGAGTTCCATCACAGTTGCTTTCTAGATCTTTAGTAAAACCACACATACATTTACCCATTATTCCCCCTATTACTTAGTAGCAAACGGACATAGCCGTTGATATTCTGCATAACAATTTGCACAGTAAGGGCCACTCTTTAACACCTGAGTAGCATTGTTATCTTGACAATTTACACAAACAAGTCCAGTTGTCATCTATGGCTCCAATCAGTTATCTTCTTTTATATAGTATATATCACTCTGGGTATCTTTGTCAAGAATGGCATTTTTAGGAACCCATCGTAATCTTCCATCCTTGTATTCTCGCTCATAGCCTAAAGATTTCCAGTCCATCTTCATAATTTTAGGCTCTTTCACTGTCTATGCCTCTTCTTATTACCGTACTTGCTCTTTACCTCAGCCTTGGCTTTATCTATAATAGTCCTAGTAATCTCTTCAAGGTTAAACTCTTTATCAAACTCTGCTTCGTTCATCTCAACTCCTTCTCAATAGCCTCAATAGTCGGGCATGGATAATAGACAAAGTAATCAATATCTATTGTACAGTGCTCACAGATATCTTCACCAAAGTATTGATAACTACCTGGCTTATGTAATTCTACCACTGCACGAAGGGCATGATATGGGGTTTCTATGGTTCGGCTATTCATAAAGTGATCACTATTTATATCTCCTAGTAGTTCACTATGCTTCATTAGTATCCCCCTGTGCATTCAGTTCTTGTGTGATATAGTCTTATCTTTGTTAATGTCTTTTTGTTTGGGGCATTGAGAAGTTCACCACAACACCCACAATTGAAGTCCCACTCCTTAGAGAAGAAGTCATAGCGCATACCCTTAAAATTGGCATACTTCTTGGCTACGAAGGTAGCAAAAGGATCGGGGATTTCAAGACTTCTAAGCATCTCTACGCCAATGGATATAAGACCTAATATAAACAGCAGCATAGGCTAATGCACTAAAGATGAACCCATACTGGTTTGTATAGATCGCATAGGCTATCCATAGACATTCATTAAACAATAGGACAAACCATCCCCAGATGGTCTTACGACCAACAAAGAAGATGCCTGTAACGCCAATAACGGCTAATATCCATGACCACATTTTAAAGCGTTAGACCATTTATATCTCTTGCTAGTTCTGTAGTCAACTTAACAATAGCCTTGCTTGCTTCTTGGTTTGTTGGAATATGCATAAGGCTTGAAGCCAATGAGAGAGCAGTCAAGACCTGAGATTTTTCTAGTAGTTCTTCGTTTGTCAATTTTTTAGTCATATATCCATTATACCCTTTGCCAGTCTATAAGTCAAGCCCAAATATGGATTTTAAAGTTCGGCGCAAAGTAGAGGGTATACAAACCTTCATAAGCCCTACAAGGGCATTAGCGGTGAGTAGCCTTCATATGCCTAGATAAACTATCATGTCCAAAGATACCCCATCTTAGATCCCATTGCTTTTTGCAAACGGGACATATGATTAACCTACTCATCCATCTCCTTCTCCCAAAGGATTAAACACTTAGTACACTGAATACCAAGTTCTCTCATATACCAGGTATGGCTACACTCTTTTGCCATAGGCACACCAAATCCTACCATCTTGCATAGTTTGATGAAGATCCCAGAACAGAGGGTCTTTTAAGGGCATTTCACATTTCTGACATTCTTGAGGTTTCATATATCAATTATCCCAAAGGTTTGTATATAAGTCAAGTGGACAGTTTAAACTCATGTCCAGGAGTATAGAGAGTTATGGCCTCTTCCACTAAAGGGAACAACCATCCGTGCCTCTAATATTATTATAGCAAATTTTGCGGGGGAAGTCAAGATAGACCACATTACCCCTATAGTAATTAAGCAGATAGATGAGATCTAAGGTGTTTAATACATACACCTACAAGGTTTGTGCTTAGCCATTCATTGTATCTGGCTTCAGCATCACAGAAATAACACTTATCTTTCATATTTATATTATAGCAGAATCAGCAGTTATGGGAGCAGCCACATATGGTGCATACGCTGTCTTGAACAGTACAGTCATCACACCAATCAGGTGGAGTTTGTTTATACCCTGGAACATACTGGCTATAAGATGACTTTAATTTATCCATTTAGTTATTATATCAAATAGTTATCCACAGGCTACACAGTAGTATGGGCTTCTGAAATTGTCCATATGAGTATAGATGGTTTGAGCACACTTAACACACTGGATATGCCCCATAGAAGGGTTTTTACGTACCGTTTTGAATGTGTAGTGCTTTGTATAGTATACCTTTGTGGCATACCATGTTAAGATTATTAAGGTTAAAGTTGTCATATATACATGATATCACATGAAGGTTAACAGAGTTATCCACAGGTTTATCCACATATAAATCTTACTGATATTTTTTAGATTTTCTTAGAGTGGAGGAAAGTGGAGCAAAGTGGGTTATTGAGCGCTTAGACAGATGGCCTCGTAATGTCCAAACCTCAACCCCTACCTAGCACAAAACCTTTATATTGTCAAACCTTCATATCGGAGATAGCGGATTATACATCCAAACCTTGTATTTGTCAAGCCCCAAACCTTAAAAACCCCCTATAAAAAATAGCCAAATTTGCTCAAAAATCCAGAAAAAAATATATAAAGGTTTGATAAATATTCAAAAACCAGGAGAAAAGGTTTGATATCGTAATGTTTTCTATAGGGGTATTTTAGATAAAGGTTTGTCTAATTTCCCCTGGAAAAAACGGGGGATCAAAATATGGTGTATACTTATACCATGACAACTTACTCATACTCATGCGATGCTTGTGCATCAACGCTTTCTTTTGCAACAGACGTTCACCCAGAACCACAATCATGGAAATGCCCATGTGGTGAACTAATGTCTAAAGTTGGATAACAAACCTTAAACGTTACTTGTCTTTAGGTTCCTGTGTTTTTTTGCGGGGAACAAAGAAAGACTTAACCTTATCCCATTTACTATCTATAGTATTATATAGATCTTCCTTATGTTCTTTATGATTACTCATTGAATGACCAACAAAGTATGGACCATAAGGTTTGGAAAAGTGTCTAGGACTCATGTATCTATTATACCCGATGAATATGGAAAAAATTTAGTTCGTTCGTAATGTAAATTTCTGGAAAATTTTAGTTCCTTCGTAATAAGGTTTGGCCAAAAATAAGGTTTGACAATTTGTTAAGGTTTGTCTAGGGGCCGCCCCCTCAGACCTCTTCCAAACCAGATAACATTAATATCTCTGTAAGATTATCAAACCCCACATCATCAAGATCCAAACCAGATAAAAATAAATCAAAGGTTTGAGAAATATATCTCATACCATCATCTGTTGGAGCAGCAAGATTTTCTTCAACAAAGAATGCTAATGGCAAACCAATGTCATTGAATTCAACAAATGGTGCGAACTGACTTGTTGTGTCATCTCCATATAAAGAATATAACTCTGCTAATATACTACACTTTTTAAGAAAGTTTGTTGTCATAGTACCCCTGCTTTCTATTATATTCTACACCCTCTTTATTATATTCCGCTGCTTCCAGCACTTCCATAGCACGGGCATATGTAATGTAAGGAGTTGCCGTAGCAAGATAGAAACCAACTGCCTCCAAGTCAAGAGAGAAGTCTGACATTAGTTTAGATATTGCTACTGCCACCTTTTCTTCTCTTGAAGTTGGCAATTTAATCCGCTTATACATTTTTCTCCTAATTAGATAATGAGCAGTTTATACTCTTACTCAGGAGTCCACTTTGGCTAATTCCGCTGAAGGGAACGACTTATAGTGGGAACTCTATTATTGTAGCATACATAGGTAGGGAAGCGCAAATCCACCACAATCTACGCCTCCCCCCTATTTATATCAGCCTAGGGTAGACCCCTCCACCTAGGCCATCGCTGGGCTATAAGCAGCCACAAATTTATCAAAGGGCACAGAGACGTTATCAGTAACAGTCTTAGTAGTGAAGTCGACAATCACGGTCTGTTCACCCAACTCATATCCGTCTTGATCGATAGCATAGATACCAAAACCTGTCTCATCCAAAATGCTGTGTTGAATAAGGTGGCTAATCATCATACGGGTCCCATATGAAGAATCGGTCCAACGAGGCTTAGCATGCTCCAAGGCTGTAGCAATGTCAGTCTGCCATTCAGTCTGGCCCCAATGTGAGTACAGTACTACTAGAGGTCCTTGCTCTGAATCCTTGAATATATAATTAATACGTGCTCCCATTACTCTACCTCTTCCTCTTCTTCGATGTCTGTTATTTCTAGTGGGTACCAATCATATGCATATTCCTCGATATCCTCACCAAGTTCAATGCTTTCTATTTGTTCAAGCGCTTCGTTCTCACTGTCTGCCTCAATAGAGAATTCATATAGGGTCTCTCGCTTGGCAGTGATGTTATACATCGGCATTGTTACTCTCCAATCCAACTAGGGCCATTTCTTCAATTGTAGCGCAACGTGGGCATTTTTGCAAGTCTACCTCATCAAAGGCATCTCTAATAGTATTGTTAGGGTCCTCAAACTCTACATGACAGTTCTCGCAATAAAACCAAGGTATTGAGACCTGAACCTGAATAGTAGTATTATCAGGGAAAGGAACCTCCGTGATAAAGTATCCTATTCGATTAACAAATCCCCAGCCAGACCAGATATAGGTGCCACCGTCGTCTCCGTCCCCATACATCCAGATGTGCTTATCATGAGCCTTCTTTACGAACTCATACTCTGCTCCATAGGTTTCAAACATCAAACCATTAAAGGAAGCATTCTTATCTATATTGTTAGGGATTGGTTTAAATACATCACACCAATCATCAAAGTCCATTTCAATAAACTTATCCATTTTGGGTCTCCTCTATTCGCTTGCGGTCTATAGATAAATTATAGGTTAGTGCATAGACATTTGTCAATGCCTGCATATATCCGTCTAATCTATCAGTCTCGTCCTGCTCGTGAGTCTCGTGTAAAAGTTCTTCTGTTTCCAACATCTCTACCTTGAGGTAACCGTGCAGCACATCAATAAGCGGTATAGATGTATCCTCTAATGGTTTGGTTAGATAGTCGGGAATAAAAGGATACTTCTCACTCATTGATTGCCCACTCTCCTTGTTCGCTTTTCTCCATTATATCGAGAGCCACTGACAAAAGGTGCTGGGTAGCGTGAATCTGTCCTGAAACAAATTCCCAGTCTACAGATTCATCTCCAACTGTAGCCAAGGTCTCATCTCTATCTTGTTCTAGACTAATTAAATGTAACTTCATATATTCAATGAATCTACTTGATCTAGTCATTATTCCCCCCAGTATCTAATGATAGTGTTCATGGTTGTACAGAGGTGGCAATCACAATCTCCACCGTTCATATTTTCTATGAAATCAAAATGAGAATAATTATCCTCATAGATAGCGTCTACCAGTTCTGATATGGTGTATGGTTTGTATGTAGTGTTCATAATGCTATCGTAGCAGGAGCCACTGACATCTTGGATTGCCACAGGGAACAGTTATTATCTAATCTATCACCAAAGACACGGATGTAATCAGCGATATCTGCCACGGTATCAGTCAAGCATTCCTTAACAGTATCTACAGAGATAAACACACGTCCATTCCATAGACCCATTTGGCCAATGTTAGTTGGTACTTCTAGACATCCATAAGTGTCTTGCTCCCAGCCTACACCCTCAGAACAGACGAGGGCATACTTAGGATCTCCGTAAACATTCTTTTCTTCTAATTCAATAAACAATAGGTTATCTACTGTACATGGGCTAAAGTCATTGCTATACTGTAGACGATATATATCATTTGCAATTGCGGCTAGTTTCTTACCGTCAACTAGTTTGCCTTCATAGCCTTTTGTTCTATCTCGCATGGTGGTCCTTTGTTAGTAGGTTATATATCAATTTTACAGGAACTGGGAAATAATGTCAAGTACCTTAATAAGGTTTTGGGAAAAATCTCATACCACCTTAATAAGGTTTATAAAGAAATGTTATAAAGGTAGGGGCGGCCCCGCTTGCGATCCGTATGGGACTTGAACCCATGACCTCCACCGTGACAGGGTGGCGAACTAACCAACTATTCTAACGGACCATGTTGAGCAGTTTTAAATCATGCTCAGGATTTTTTGTTACGCTATGCGATTTGCATAACACCTTGAACAACTTTTAGCAAACGATTTTTTTCTGCGTTGATAGCAGGGTCAAAACCACTTGCAGCAGCAAAAATGCTTTCGCTATTTCCACCACGAGCAGAACGATACCAGTCTAGTCGCTCAGTTAGTGCATTGAAAGCACCCCAAGCATTACCAGCAATCATACCATTAAATTCGCCAGTGTAAATATCGTTGATGATGTCAATTTTATTTTCCCACTTCTTTAGCGAACCCTTAGAGTCTTTTTCTGGCTTAGGGTAAGCAGCGAGAACAATATCATTGAAAGACTTAGCATTGACTTCTTTCTCAATCATTGTCTTAGCCATGATGTCGAATTCGTCCATGTAAGCATTAGCAAGACCAAGAGTCTCACGAGCAATCTGCACTTTACCATTAGCAGTTTGTGTGTGGCGAATCTTGAATGATTGCTTGATACCCTTATTCTTTTTACGACCTACGCTACCAAGAGCAAGGTTAAGAGTATTAGCGCACACAACACGAACAGGTGTTATGCTTGCTTGAATAGCGATTGAACCGTCATGTGATGTGTTGATGAGCAAATAAGTTTTAACCTTATCGGCAACACCAGTAGGGTCAAGAATTGTCTCACGCTCAAGAGCAAGTGAGCCGAATACTACACGACCACCCTTGATTGAACCAGCAGTCTCCCAACGACCACCACCGTCAAGAATATTATCTCCGAATGAGAATAAATCTTCATTCTGCAATGGGTGATAGCGTTCACCTACAACACCAAGAATATCGGTTTGTGTGTTATCAGTAGGATTGGTTCGCAATACATACTGATATGATTTGTCGCTTGTAAGATGTGCAGGGGTTTCCAAATCCTCAAGACGAACATTCCAGCCATTTAGATTTGCTGCTTGTAGCATTTCTGCCGTTGTTTTTTCCTCAGTAAAGACAGTTCCTAGATTATGCCATGCAGGTTCTCTGAATGAGGCAAAACTAGCAACTCCGTTTTGTGTTTCTAAGTCGTGAGCCACGATTTCCTTCTTTCTTTTTGTTGTTATTCCAAGTATAACAGTCTGGGCAGACAAAAGCAAATCAGGCTAGTTAAACATGGGATAAATCGGACATTTCTTAAAGTGATCTTAAACACATGTGATCTAAATCACAGGGGGCGGGCCAGGGGATAAGAGTTGAGCAGTTTACGTAGACATGCTCAGGTCCGTTAGTAGCCCCCTACTAAAAATCTATTCTATCAACAGTGGCATTCAACCAAGTAATTTGATCAGTGTCATAGTCGATTGAATCGAATGAAATATTATTTATAACATCTTCAATTTCATCATGAGGCCCAACGTTAACGGTCATCGTGTAAGTTACACTAACTTCAACCTCAACATCTTTTGCTAATTCAAAACCACAGATCTCTGCAATCTCTTCTGCATCTGTTTCTGAGATTAAGCGCTCCTGCAATGCATTAATAGTCCATGACTGCATGCTATCAATCATCGTCTGCAGTTGGGCCTTGGTATCCCAATCACGTTGTACAATTTGTGAGTGGGCACTTTCTAATTGCTTGATACGTTCTGTGTTGGCCACCAATTGTGCCTCAAGGAATTCTCGTGTCAGGTAGTGTGTGTCTACTGCTTGTTCCATGGTTATTCTACTTCCTTTCCTAGATTCTCAAATTCTTTAATGGTTGATACCATTTCGTCCATTTGTTCTCCTGTTAAACAAATGCTAGTAACTAATGTAGCAGTTAGGGATGACAAGTGAGCAGAATATTCATAGATTGCTGAAATAAACTCTTCATCTGTCATAGTCTCACGCTGTTTAAAAATAGAGCCAGCACGGGTCATTGTTGAAATATCGGTAACTGCGTTACCTGTTGCTTCTTGTATTGCGATTGCTGTTGATATCATATAAGGGCCTCTTTCTTTTGTTATTAATCTAAGTCTAGCAGGATGAACTGACAAAAGCAACTCAGGATCTTAAAGATCTCACATAATGGGATGTGATAAATATCACAGGCCCCCGCCCCGCAAAAACGGGGAGCAGTTTTAATTCATGCTCAGGAATATTGCTACCATGTATATGGAACTAATATCCATGTGTATGGTTCTTGCAATTCTAGTGAGTTTTTACCATTGCAAATCGCTTTGCACCATTTGCTAAAGTTAAACCAACACGAGTTACATTGCGCTTCACTGGTGTGAATGAGTTGATACGACCTGTAACACCTGTCTTGCTTGTTGTGAATAGATCACCTATTTGATATGTATATCCTTGGAGTGTCATTTATTTTCCTTTTCTTTGTGGTGGTTTGTTGAGCAGTTTTGCGACATACTCAGGTCGTTTATTTATTTAGAGATACTGTGCGATTTGTCGCATAGTTGAGGCATTTACTGTTTCCTCATCTGTCATCTTTAAGATGTTGAGGGCATTTGTAATTTCCTCTTTCATAGAATTGTATTCGTGCTTATGTAGTTGCTCATACTCACGCTCTGGTTCTACTGGCATTTCTTTTTCATCTGCTATGACAATATCATAGTCAATGTTGAGAGTGTTGTTGTAGTGGCGATATGAGGTGCGGAAGTTAGTTGCCTTTTTGACATTAGCAATAGCGAACGCTTGGATTTCCTTACGCCACTTTTCTCTTGCCTTCTCATACTTTGCTTCGTTGGCTTCTTGGCTTGCCCAATCTTTTTCTAGTTTTTCTAGACGGGCTTCTAGTGCCTTGATTACCTTTGGTGTTGCTACCTTAACTGTGATTGCTCTTGACATGGGTTTCCTTTTCTGTTGGTGTATTTATATTGTAGGGGTTGGGTCTGACATTAGAGTGAGCAGTTTAGACACTTACTCAGGTGCTTGTTTATTTAGTTCTTTGGTGTCCAAGTTGTGTAGCGAGGCTTGCCTTCTACATCTAACTTAACACGGACATTACCATTAGCCTGTGGGGTAATTTCTAGGATAGTTCCTGTTACCTTTGACTTTTGGCTTGTGTAGGTATCTCCTACTTTGTAAGTTGCTGTTGCTACTGACATATTTCCTTCTTTCTGTTAGTTGGTTTTGCTTATGTATTAAGTGTAACATTTCCTACTGACATTTACAACATTTTCCCTGATATTTCTCACTATTTGAGACGCTTAGCCCTGTGAGATACATCACATTAGACATTTCTACCTATTATGTCCAAGTCCTGAGAATAAGAGTAATAGTATTAGTAGAATTAGGATAGTTAGGGATATTTTATGCCTCATTTCTTAGTAGTAGAAAATACAACATCGGCTTTCGAGTATACACATAAACTGCAAGAAACGCAAGCGCTTCCATTAGTTGAGATAAGTGGAATAGCCTTTTTATTCTCAGGGCATTTTGCACCTACCTTGCCAATCATTTCTTTCATGTCTGCTTGACCAATAGCAAAATTCTTAGCAAGGTATGCAAGACGAATGCCATGGGTGTTCTTTAGATCTACGCCAATCTTTACATTCTCACTGTCTGTTGAATAGTATAGTGAGAGATTAGGTACATCCTTAAGAATCAATGCTGCAGACTTTACACGTGTGTAAACCCAGAATTGAATGTCTGTATTGTTAGTGATTACTATCTTCCATGCGTTAGCATAGTCATCGTTAAAGAAATCTCCGTCCCAGTGAATGCGGAATAGCAATGGGGCCTTCTTCTTTTCACAATCTTTTCTAAAGTCATCTATCATTTCTGATAGCAATGCTTCCATAGTATCTTGATCAGCGTCTTTTAGTAGGTCCCAGTTATGGAGCAGGTTAACCTTTACGCCTTTGAAGAGTTTTTCGAGTTTCCCTGCGTAGCAAACGCTTTCACAAACACTAGTGGCACCAGGGCACGAGAAATCTTTTCCAGCAGGTAGGCCGAATGTATTTGCAAGTGTTGCTGTTTTTCCATTTGGTGAGACGGCATTAGTTACTTTCCTATCTTTGCTTCTTATTAGTTTACTCATTTGGGGTCTGCCTTTCTTTCCTTAATTCTAACATCAAGGACTGACATTTCTTTCTGTTGTATTTCTTTTTGTTGGGAATTGCGGAGGCAGCATTAGATCTACGTAATTCCATTAGGATACGTAATTCCTCTGCTGTCTTTTTTTGCTTCATATAATAATATTAGCAGAAATGGGAAAAAATGTCAAGGCCCTTAATTCGGTCAAATCGGACATTTCGCCCCGCCCCGTTTTTCGAGGGATTTTAAAAAGTTATTCGTTACTCTCTACATAAACATAAAGATCAACGTATACATCATGTGCAATTATTAACTCATCACGTTCACCATATGGATCAGCATATTCAATAAAATAGTTATCTCCAGTTGCATCTGAAGTTAAACTTATAACTTCTATAAGTTCATCATCATATTTAATTAAATCACCAACCATGAGTGAACCTGGTGTTAATTTATCTGCCCATGTAAGTTCCATAGAAATCATTGTAGCAGGCATTTTATTCCTCCCAATCATCTGCTGGTTCAATAAACCAATTAAGGTGGTGTTGTTCAATTATTGCCCATGCTGGGGCTTGTGTTGCACCCTTGTAGGTAATTTGAAAGTCTCCAACCATAGGCATATCAATCATGCGATCATAGTCCTCATCATAGGCAGCGTCAATCGCTTCAATACATGGCTGCACCATTTCTGCGGGGACAGGTGGATAGTGATTACCTTTAAGGTGATAAAGTATCTGAGTTTCTAAGTCTAATACTGAGTCTTTAATTCCTATTGCTGTTACTGATCCCATTTACTTACCTTTCCAATCTTCAATTACTCCGTCAATAGCATCTGCCATATCTGCTTCGAATAAGTCTAACTCATCTGCTGTTAATTTGTCCATAACTGCTTCGATCTTTTGGATAAAGTCTGTGCTATACATTACTTAACCGTTACCTCTCCGTTACGATAGAAAGTCTTAGTGTACATTTTACCTGTTGGGTCTGATAAATTGTAGGTTGCATATTCTTTAGCGTCTCCATAGTCTACGCACTTAGTCCATGCGTCTACTGCTTCCATTAAATCTGCTGTTCGCAGGGTAAAGAATAGATTACCGTCATATGACGCTGTTAGTGAGTAGTTATATTCCATTATGCGTTCTCCTTAGTGTATTCATTTAGTTCGTTCTCAGCGTACCATATTACATATTCCTCTGCAAGTTCTTGCCCTTTTTCACAATCGGTGCAGAAATCAGTAATAAAATCGTTGCTCATCATTACTCCTTGGTCATAGCAATTCTCGCATGAACCAATTTCATCAAAGATATTTCCCATTATTATTCTCCAACCTTTACTGCTACGGTAGCATAGAAATCGTTTTGTGGCAATTCGCCTTTTACATAAGTGGGTCTAACACGCACTAGATAAGCGTTAAAGTTTTCACCATACCAAACTCCTCCACGCAATTCTGCGTCTTGGATAACTCCCTCTAGTTTGCGAGAGTTTGAGCGATAGTGCTTGCCTTCTAATAGGCTTTCTACTGAGTAAGTTTTTGCTGACATTTGCCAACCTTCTTTCTTTTTTGTTGATATAAATATCTTAGCATAGTGGGCAGACATTTCCTAAACGACACGCCGTTAATACTTAAATATTTAATTTTTCTTACTATGTAAGTCTAGCCTATCAAACTAAAAATATCAAATTACTAGCCAGTATTCTTAAATAGTGAGACGCTCAAGGTGTGTGAGTTTAATCACTTTTCAGGGGTTGTGGATAACCTTACGTAACCTGTGGACGACACGCCCGAACGGGGCGGGCCTGGGCTAGTTGTTATTCATCAAACATTTTTAACAACTCATCAATTTGTTCTTTAGTTAAATGATCAAGTTGAATTGCTTTTTCAAAACCAAATAAATCTTTTTCCATTTTACAAATCTCCCATCTCAGCATCAGCCATGCGTGTCCACATATAAAATTCAACGGGATCACGATCAGAATAGAAAACGGGATCAGCAGATGAATATCCCTTAGCACAAATTGTGCAGATAGAATGGTTAGTACAGTAGCAGGAATTAATATCGTTCATTAGACGACCTTTCGTTTAGATTAATCTAATCCTAGCAGATCTAGGAAAAAATATCAAGCCACTTAAATGTGATCTTGATCACTGGGTCCCGCCCCAAAATTGAGCAGTTTTTATTCTTGCTCAGGAATTTTTTTATTTAGTAAGTGTTTGCGCTACACGCTTCAATAAATTTATCAAATTTAAAGTTTGCGTTATCCTCTGCAAAAAATGCAGCGAAGTCATCAACTAAATCATGAAAAGTAAATTCATCACCGATTAAATCTTTATAAGATGAAAGAATTTCTGCAACTGCTACATAGTCTTTGCGAGTCATCATTACTTGGCCACCTTTAGAATTGCATAAGAGCCACCTTCGTTAATTTCATCTAGGGCACTCTGAATGCGTGGGGCAAGTAATTCTTTTAGCATTGACTCTAGCATGTGTACTTGGTCAATTTCTGAAAGTGAGAGTAGTCGCATTCCTACTGGGTGAGTTTCGTCAACCTCAGTTACGAATTTTAAGTTGTGTTCTATTTTTACCATTAGTTATTGTCCTTTTCTTTTTGTTGTTAGTTGTTCTCAGGGGTTGAGAATAGTTTAGTGCATGCACACTTTACAATAGCAATTTCGTTGCCAGACATTGAGACGGTTGCAAGAGTTTCACACTCGTCGCAGATAGTTACATATTCTAATTCATCTAGTAGATTTCCCATTAGATAGCCTTCTTTCCATGTAGGACACCACGAACACCTAGCAAGTCGCAAGAAACTTTAACGCTAATACCCATTGGCAATTTGCTTGGATATTGGTTGATAAATTGAGCAACCTGCCCACTTGTAGATAACGGAATTTGAGTAACCTCTCCGTTAAAGGTTTCTAGTTTTATAGTATAAGTCATCTTGACTTCCTTTCTTTATTTGATAGGACTATCCTACCACTACCCACCGACAAAAGTGCCACTTATTTGCTAAGGCTCATTGTGATTTGTATCACACTTATTTGCTTAGGCTCATTAGCCTTTTTGTCCTTATTTAGTTTTTCTTACTCCGTAAGTCTAACACACTTACCCTGAAAAGTCAAGACGACACGCCGAGTTTTAGGAAAGTTTTTGTGTGTTTCTTATCACATCCGACACGCCCGAGTGCGGCGGCCCCAAAATTTCATTCTTTTATGTGTGAATAAAATCCTAAGAATAAACAAATAAAAGAAAACCAAAACAATGCGTTACCGCTAATAAAAAAGTTGTTCAATTATTTTTCTCCAATTCTAAATCACTTTTAAACATTGCAAGAATTCTTTCTCTTTCAATATCTGTAAGGCTTGCCCATAGGTAACCTGCTAGATAGTGAACGCCACTATCCTTATCGTTTCCACGGATTTGATTGCAAACGGCTAGAACTTCTTTTGTTTCTATATTCACTACTTAACCTCCACTAGGTTAGTCTCTAGGACTATCCAACCTTCTATAACTTTTTGGCTTAGGTAGTCCCAAGCCTTAGTCTCGCTTTCGCAGAGAGCAATGATAGTACCTGTCCAGCCCATATTAGAGCCAACCCAAGTTAGTTGATATTTTTTATTTTTTAGTGTATTCATTTTGTAAACTCCTTACTTACACATTACGCATATTGGTTGTGCTATCCAACCACCACCACATTTTTCACATTTATTGTAGCCCATAAGTTGAGCCATAGTAGGTGTTATTTCTTTTTCGAATATTCTATTTGTCATTTTATTAACCTTTCTAGTTTAAGGACTTTCCTTAACTTTCTTTATACTAGAAGTATAACATGGGGGTCTGACATCTACTAGCCAGTAAGTAGGGCAAATCGGACATTTTGTTTTGTGATCTGTACCACATGCCTATCCCTAGGTCAATTAAGTCTCTGAGCAGGACTTTTAGAAGGGGGTCTAAATGTGAGTTACGCCACTTTTAACTTTTAGGCTGAGCAGGACTTTTCTCGTAGTTTATCCACAGAAGTTATCCACAGCCCCCGCCCCCAATTTTGCAAGGGGAATTAATTAAATTAAAAATTAAGAAATTCTAGAAACCATTGCAAAAAGTTTAGGTGTTGATAAAGCATTACCAATTCACCTAGATCTAAACTTTCATTTATCCAAGTTTGATATTGTGTGATTGATTCTTGCAATCCTATAATTGTTTTATTCATTTCTTTACCTTATCTGCATATTTTGCATTTTCTGCACAATACAATTCGCATTGGCAATTCTTTACACCATTACGGTTATTTAGCATTAGATGACGATTATATTGCTGAATATAACCTAAGTTATGAGTTAGTATGTTAGTCATTAGATAACCTCAACTTCTAGGATAGTCCAACCGTCAGTAACGGCTGAGTCTAACATGTAGTTTATTGCTGACTCATTAGCCAACTTTAGTTTAGTAGTAACTGTCTCTACATTTCCGTAGCGACCAATTCTAGTCATTTTATACTTTAGTGAAAACATTTTGTTTTCCTTTCTTTGTTGATAACCTTTATCAACTTTCTATGTGTATATAGTAACACCTACCACTGACATCTTTAGGGGTATAAAATACCCAATTCGGACATTTGGGATTGTGAGTTAGCACACATTTTGCTTTCTCTCTGAGCAGGACTTTTATTAGAAGTTATCCACAAAGTTATCCACAGGGGGCGGCCCGTGTGGTGTAAATCACATGCGACACGCCGAGAATGGGCTTGACTTTTGGGGGGTAGTGTGCTAGAATACTAGTATTAGAAAGTTAGAGAAGGTCTCTAAACTAGAAAGGGTCAGAAAATGACTAACAGAATATACGAAATAGAAATCTCACCAGTGTTCGCAGAGCACATGGGATACACCCACTGCTCAGAGTGTGGAGTAGGCCCGATAGCCTCTACCATATGTGTGATGTGCAAGTGATGTAAATCACATAGACACACCCCCTCTAGGGCTTGACTTTTCAGGGTATGTGTGCTAGTATTACTACTATAACAATTAAATAGAAATCCTAGTGAGCCTCCCAATAAGAGCAAATAACCTAGGTCAGCAAAAAGGTTAGAAAGTCTAACCAGTAAGAAAGAAAGGTTCACACATATGAACACTATCACTAAAGAATTAGTAG